CCAGGTTAATACTGCCTAGGTTGCACACATCGCTATCGTCAGCACTGCATACTTCAGTGCATGCATTCCGTAGTGTCTCATCTTCGTTCTCCATAAAGTTGAAGCTGAACCCCGGCTCGGCCGATGCCAGAGCCTGTTGCACGTTACTCTTAAACACTTCGCCTGTGTCCCCCGTATCCCAGTACTCATTGAGCCACGCGGTATCGTAGTTAACACTTATATTGGTCATATCAAGAGGGGCAGGGAAGTTGAAATCTACCTCTTTGATTTGCTTAAGGGACTGACCCGTGTTGCCAACTGGCATAGATCCCCAGTCTTTGGCCTTCATGAAACGGTCGACATCACCATGCTTCCAATTCAGGGATGCATAGATAGCGGAGCGGCGGGAGCCGCCCTGCATAACTCGACGGCCGATCTCATTGATCATCTCCATCTTAGGCACCGGGCCACTTGCAGTGCCACCCGTACCTGCCAGCGCTCTGCCGGAAGGACGGTATACGCTATAATCAACACCAATGCCACCACCCGTAAGTAGACAGGACTCACTCTTCCAACTAAGGTTGGCCCAGTCTTCCCGGGTATCCTCCTCGGCACCCAACAGGAAGCAATTGTTGTAGTACCGGTTATGCCGGCCGGCATAGTAAAGGTAACGGCCGCCAGGGACGAACTTTAGCTCCTTGATGTACGTAGCCAGGGCGGTGCGCTCCTCCTTAGACATCAGGCTAGTCTCATCCGGGCGAAAGTCACCACAGACATCTTCGACTAGCACGTCAGCCAACTGATCCCACGTCTCGCACCCAGCGTGGGCGTACTTTAAATTGAAGATGTCCTCCGAGAACTTAGATCGGAAGGCTGGGTTCTCATTCGATTTATATAATGCAGTCATACAGGGTAATCTCCGTGGGATAGGTTAAAGGATGTTATCACGCTGTGCCTTGGCTGGTGCTCGACTGCCGACCACCTCCGTAACACTCATGGTCGCCGCGCCTGGGACATCATACAGTGAACCTTCCAGGATGTCAATCAATTCCTGCCCAATATCCCCATCCATCGGCTCAGGGAACTCATTCTTGTCCACATCTACAGATACTTTGAAAGTGTACGTCGTCATGTCATAGGTCCTTACTGTTTGCTACCTCAGAAGTTAGCGCCGCGTAGCCCGCGATATCAACCCACGAGTCACGGTGGGCAGGGCTATTGCAGAGCCGCGATAGTTTCATCCAGATCATCATCATACCGACCTGCTCCTTCGATACGACAGTGCCACCGAGGATCTCAGACCACCCCACTGCAATGCGCCTGTACATCGTGTCCACTGGACCGTAGGACTCATTACGATCGTTGCAGATCAGGCGCTTGGCGTCTTCCAATATGCGAGCCCTATCGTCGGGCTTAGACATACGGCCGAGGTCTTCTAGGGACTGCTGCATCTCCCCGTGCTCTGGTGTACGTCCCGTAGGGTAGTCACCTGGGGACCCCCATAGCATATCACCTGCTATTGTTGCTGCCATGATACTGTTCTCTTTCCCTATGTGTCAATGGATGGTAGTGCTACCGCCGTCATCGTCTGTCTTAAAGATGGCAGTGTCCGCATGGGCATCCTCGAAGATAGTAGCGTACCGGCTGACCAGCTCCGCGATGTCCTCTAGGTCAAGAGTAGTAACTACGCACATGGCTTTGAGGACATCCGTCATAGTCTCTAGGCCATCTTCAGACAGCAGGTTCATGTCAGGATGATGAAACGGGGCAATGTCGTACAGGATACTTCCGTCCTCTGGGCTACTAGACTGAACTGACACCTTGATCATCAGCTCATTTGGCTTTAACTCCACCTCGTCTACCCTCTTTATGTTTGCGGCCATCTTTTTGGGGCTCCTTTGTATTTCTCTCTTGAGTTATCCACTCAACGGGAATTGATTGCCTAGCATATTCGTACCCGAACTTGTCGCACCAGTCCGCGTAGGTTGTCTTGCTCCCTTTACGGATCTTAGAGCGGGGGTTAGTGAACACGAACCTGATGTCAAGATTCGGGTGCTGCTCCTTCACCCAGTTGTGCTTCTGCCTATCCTCTATGGTGAACAGGCCCTTGGTCTCAACGATTATACCATTGGGTAGGATAAAGTCCGGGGTGTAGGTCCTGGACTTCTCCGGTTGGAGGAAAGGGATGGTCAAGGTTTCGTAGCAATCCGTTATCCCTAAGAATGCCAACTCCTCTGCAACCCTCTCCTCCAGACCAGACTTGTAGCCCTTGGCCCTAGCCCATGCCGCCCCTGTCCTACCGTCTTTCTTCTTCCTTGTTGCTGTTGGTTTCTTCGGCATCGTCACCCTCTTCGCCAGCGATGACTGTATAGGCCACCAGTGGCTTAGTTTGAGACTGCGAGGGGATGCTGCCCCTCTCAGTCAGCCCAGGCCAGCAGGTAAACCGGTACTTGCACCAGCTACATGCCGAACCTAACTTACGATTACCCGTGGGCTTCCGGCGGAATGTCTCCTCTTCGTCTGAGTAACACCGCTTAAACGGGCCATCTTCGTGGATAGTCTTGATCTTATCCTCGATACCCCTAAGGATCACTTCAGTCTCTGCGGGGGTGTCCGTGCACTCGATGCGGCGGATGTCCCCCTTGGCTACGTTGAATGCCCAGATGCCACCGGGCTTGGTGCCCTTGGCCTTCGCATACAAATGCAACTGGCCCACATACCCGAATGGATCGTCTGCCTTCATCGTCTCCCAGCTTACGAACTTATTACGGAATGCGTAGTCAGACGTGGATTTGATGTCGTCCACCTCATCGTTGAAGCTCAGGTCAGTCTCACCCTTGATGGTAGTGTCGCCTATCTCGACTTGAACTTTCTCCGTACCAGCGAAGCCCTCGACCCCGGCCTCTTTGATGACCCCTTTCAGGACCGCCTCGATGATGTCGCCCACGGCCATACGCAATAGGAAGTTATAGCCTGGGTCAGCGGCCTTAGTCCCTGCCTTCTCCATCTGGAGTTGGCACAGGGGCTTGCCTAGGTTGGACGGCCGGATGCGGAACGCCCTGTTCTTATCACGCGAGGTGGCAAATTGCTTTCTCATTGCCTCCTTCACGTCACTGGAGATGGTGGCGATGGTGTCCTCGCTCATTGACACCTCGCCCTCCAAGGACTTCTGCAACCACTGAACTACTTTAGCCACTTTGAGATCCATCGTGTTTACTCCACGTCTACAAAGTCATCCATGGAACTGCTCTGGGCAGGCTGGCCTACGTTAGAGTCGTGCTTCTCCATAATCCATTTGTTGATCTGCCTGATGTGGTCACCAAATTTACTGAAGAGGGCGACGGCTGCATCATCCATCTTATGAACTGGATCACCCGTAAGCGACGGCTCAATATCGTAGTAGGTAACGCCACCTGAGATCTTCTTGGCCTTCAGCTCGACGTCAACGAAGTTTGGCACAGTGCGGTACTTGGTCACGACATCGTGATAGAACTTCGCGAGGGTCTTGCCGGATGTCTTGCCGGACAGTTCCATCTCGACCGGGATCACAACGTCACAGTCTTCGCCGGACTTGCTCTTGCCAATGACACGTACCTCACCGAAGTAGATGGTCATGATACGACAAGACTTGATGAACTCCTGCCGATCCTTCGACAAGCTAGACCAGTCCTTGATGAACTCTAGGCTTCGACCGCACTGGAAAGATCCGTCTTCAGACGGGGCCTCGTCGCGCTGGCCTTGCACCAATACGGAGTGGATGTAGCTACCGCGAGACGTAGTGCCGTCCCGGTTCTTCCGCTCAACATCCGCATCATAGCGCTTGTACCGATGGCGATGATCGAAGTACCGAAACGATACCGTTTTGGCATAGTAGGTCTCGCCATTACTTGTGACAGCGAAGTGCCCGGACGGTGCAATGATGTCCCCGTTGGCATCCTCGGCATTGTCGCGCAGGATGCGGACTCGCCCGAGGTTGTCAGCACTGGAGGTACCCGCTGCCGGCCCTTCTTCTGCGAAGCGCTGCTGATACATAGCGAGCAAAGTCTTTTCATCCATGGTGCCGACTTCAACGATTTCAGTATTGGTCATGTGTATCGAACCCTTTCATGTGGGTGCTGTTGTTATGTTGGGGATACTACTCTACATTGTGTAGAATGTCAAGACATATTTAACCAGTCGCTCCCTCTCTTTGTATCTATTGTCAGGGGGATGTCCATATCGAACCCGTAGAACCCCTCGATCATCTGCCGAATGTTGCCTGGGGACATCTCATTCTCTAGGATATGCATCACAGAGTCGACCTCATCTACACGGCAGTCAAGCAATACGCTATCGTGGACAGTGTTGACTATGACGGAGGTAAGCCCTTTCTCTTTCATAGATCGACGTAGGTTGACCAAGCACAGCGGCACTATGTCTGCCGTAGCGAACCCCTGCACCGGATAGTTCTTGATCTTCGTAGCACCCGACGAGCCACCATTACGGTTTCGTCTGGCGTCTGGGAAGGAGAACTGCCGGCCGGTAGGTAGCGTGACACTCTTGTTGCGAATGGCCTCGTCCTGTAGTTTCTGATGCCATCCCTTGATACCCTTGTACTTATCGATGAAGTGGATGTTATATGCTTTCTCGGCGGTGGACCCGTTCATTGCTCCGTACAGTGGGGCGAACGTCCTGGCCTTGGCTTCCTGCCGCGAGGTGTCCTGCCCCATGTCAGTCAGGAACTTTGCGGTATAGGTGTGCACATCGAACCCAGTGCCGATCTCTTTCTTAGCTGTAGCATCATCCGCTAGATATGCTGCAGCACGGAACTCGAGCTGTGCGAAGTCAAACTCTATCAGGGTCCCTTCATCATTCCCGAACCGGGATATGAATGCCTTCTTCACTGGGAACGTACCTCCCCTGGGCATGTTCTGCATGTTAGGTCGGCTGCTCGATAGCCTACCCGTTGCAGTACGGCATTGATTGAACTCAGCATAAAGAGTGTTCACACCCATGGCGTCGGGCAACATCCTCTTGCGTATGCCATCAACGAAGGATGCAAGGTAAGTCTCGACGGCACCGAGTCGCACAACCTTAGTTAGGAACTCGATGATGTCATCGTACTTGTCCCCGCCTTTAGAGCGGAGCTGCGCAGCCAACACTGATAGGCGAACCTTATCCGTAGAGAACCCGTTAGCTGTTGCCCATGTACTATCGGGCGGGTTGATCTTAAACCCTGCG